AAGCGTGGGTGGAATCAATCAAAGATATTCTGGACGGAAACGCAGCCGGAAATCTGCTTTTGCTGATCAACGAGAAAATGCAGAAAGTGACCGTCGGGGCAGCAGGCGGCGTCGCATATCTGGAGATCGAAGACGGCTTGAACTTAGCACTTGCCGGGTTCACTGCATGCGACACGACATTCAATGTAGACGGAACAATCACACAGACAGACAAGATCGGGAATGTAAAGACCACGACTTTTGTTTCAAAACAGAAGATAAACGAAGAATATGTGCTGGCGTCCGGCGACAGATACACAAAAACAACGACATTCGGATCAAACAGCATAACAGAAAGGATTGTGAAAAATGAGTGATTTTGTAGCAGCAAAGTATATTCTGGATAACATGAAAAATGGAATTGCGCCGGACAATGTAGAAGCGATCAACGTCATGGCAATGGACGGCGGGGCAAAGATCAGAGTAAGACCGCCAAAAGACACAGTGATTGACAATCAGCTGATCTGCACCGTAAAAGGCTACAGACTTTTGATCAAAGAGGGAGCAGCACCGGAAACAGAGGACGACGGAACGCTGATCGAAGAAGTGACGCAGCTTGACAAGTACAAAACAAACGCGCTGCTGCATTCTGGGCTTGTGAATGGCACGACTTACTATGTGGCAGCATTTCCGTTCAATGATTACGGGTTATTCAATCGGAACGCCGCAAACGTAGCAAAGGTTGTGCCGCAGGCATACACGCTTTTTGGATATTATGACGATCTGACAGACAGCAACCCGGAAACAAAGATCCACTACATTGAAATGAATGCAGGCTTTGAACCCATGCGCGTTGTGGCTGACAATACGGGCGGATGGACAGAAGGAACATGGAGCGAAGAAAACTGCTGGATCCTGCGCGGGAACCGTCCGTACATGGTGAAAAATGACGGCACGATTGACTATGAATTGTGTCACACAGACTATTCAAAGAAAATCGACGGCGTGACAGCTTCCGACGTATCAAATGCGGCTTATGCAGGAAACGCCATGGCTACCATACCGCTGATCTGGGTAAAGAGATACACAGAAGACAACAAACAGTACCATTTATTCTGCGACACGCAGCTGGACGACGACTTCACAGCCGGAGCGTTCACACGCGCAGACGGATCAATCGAACCATACACGTTCTACCCTATGTTTGCGGGCAGCTTAATTTCAAACAAGCTGCGGTCGATCGCTGGTCAAGGTCAGATGAACAGCCAGACGGGTACAAATGAAATCACATACGCAAAGAACAACGGCGCATTGTGGAATACCGGGTATTTTTCGATCGTGCAGCTGCGCTGGGAACTTGAAACATTGTTCACTAGATCCACAAACAAGCAGGATGCGTGCGGATATGGTAATTATACGGGCGGCACACAGGCAAGCAATTTATCAAGAACAGGAACACTGCTGACTGGTGGCAGATTTTACGGTTACGGATCAAAAGTAAACAAGCCGCGAAAGTTTATGCACTGCGAGCAGCAGGCGGGAGCATGGGAAAGAATCAACGGGCTGCTTTACGTGGGCGGTAAGTATTACGTGAAAGAATCGGAACCGTACAACGAGACTGGAGACGGATATATAAACACCGGGCTTTCAATGTCCGGCACGTCCGGCGGTTACATCAAAAAACAGGTAATGACGAAGCAAGGTTGTTTCCCTACGGAGTTAGGGGGCAGCAGTGACACATATTATTGCTGCGGTGGCTGGTACAACGCCGGACAGGTAGATCACGCGCTTGTGGGCGGCAGCTGCGCCTATTCCTTGCTTTGCGGCGGCGCTGTGATTGTCGGCGATCTTGTGTCGGCTGCGTACTGGGGCTTTTCCGCGCGCCCTTACTGTAAAACACCTACAACTGCGACGGCTTCTGATATAGAAGCCTAGCAGTTAAAAACGGGGGATCGGGGGCGGTCAGCCCCCGTGTACCCTACACTATACGAAAGATACACGGGTTATGTGTGCGTCTGTGCGGTTTTCCGTCGCCTGCCGCGATTGTGGACGGCAGCTGCAACAATTCCTTGCTTTGCGGCGGCGCT